ACAGCTTCTGCAACATTACTAACTTTAATATCTTCAAATTCTTTATGGCCTACTTGATCAGCTAAGTCACCGTAAAGTTTAATTTTACGAAGCATAACGCAACCTCTTACCAGTACATTTTAAAAGCCATTCTGAATATGGCTCTTTACAAGATAGTCTATCTGCTAAATGATGTAAAACATCTCCATTTAAAAAAATAGCTACATGATTAAGTCCAGGAGAACCAATAGACATAAATAAAAGATCTCCATTTATTAATTTTTCATCGGATCTTAATTCTCTAAATCCAGTTCTCCAAGCGCATTGTTCAAACATAGGATTTAATAAAAATTCTTCTGGTGTTGTTGGTCTAGTCCAATCTCTAAGCTCTATATTTTTTTCTTCTTTATACCAATCTCTAACTAATGAATAACAGTCTTGCAATCCCCAGACCCATTGCCGACCTCGAAGAGGAGGTTTAAATCCACAAGGTTCACAGTATCCCCATTTTTCAGTTTTTGGATTAACTATATACCATTTCAAATTACTATGCTCACACGATACTCTATCAGCTTCTGAAGGCTCTGGAGGTGTTATTGGATGTGAATGTACTATTCCAATTATTTCACCTAAATTATCAGCTTTTACATAATCTTCAGGATCAAGAATAAAACATTGATGACTTGTCATTGATAAATTACGACAAGGATAATATTTTTCTTTTCCTTTAATATTTAAAAGAACTCCTACAGATTCTTTAGGATCTTCTTTTTTAGCATGTAATAATGCTTCTTTTTTCCACATTAACCTGTAATTAATCCAATACTAGGAAATTCAGCTCTAGTACATTGTCTTTTAGGCGCTCGTACTCCAGCTAAATCAATTGCAGCTGCAAGTTCAAATTGTACTACAGTTCTATTTTCTGCTGATTTTCGATCTATAGTAAAAATTTCCTGTTTATATTCAGCTGTACTATCTGGAGTTCCAAATGGATTCACATTAGAAGGAAAATTAGCTGCATCAAGAAATTTTGCTTTAGTTCTAATTCTTTTTACAGTTGAACCAGTTAAATCATTTCCTGTAGTCACTCCATTTACTGTAAGTAAAATAGCAGAAATAGTTCCTAAAGCATTACTAAAAGTTAGTGTAGGTCTAGGTAGTTGACCTTTTCCATATTTAAAACCTTGAACTTCTACTGGAAATTTAGTATAAGTATCACCTGACCATATAATATCTCCATTATCTTTTAAACTTGTTCCTGCATGAAATCTATAAGTTGTTGTTGCTCCATGTAATGTATTATCTAAAGTTAAAGTAAATAATTCAATAATTGCAGAAGGATTAGTTTTCTGTAATTCACTAACAATTTTATCTGTACTCATGGTTCAAAAACTTGTCGAAAAGTAGCTGAGATTCTTGCTCGATTATTATATGGTATATCTTTTTTCCAACCTTCACAAACAAATTGTTTTGCTCCAGATAAAGTAATAGAAACATTTCCGCTATTTGTAGCACCAGAAGCTGCAGTTACAGTAAAAACATTATCACTAGTTATAGAAGCTACAGCAAAAGAACCATCTGTAGCAGAACCAGAAGTATAATCTATAGTTAAAACATCATTTAAAGCTACTCCATGATTAGTAATAGTTATAGTAACTGTAGTTCCTGATTGTGAATATGTTCCTGTTTTAGATAAACCTTCTCCTGGAGGAGTAAAAGTAAAACTTGCCTGATCTCTAGCTCTACTTGTTAAAAAAGCATCTACTACATCTGCTTCTGTTTCAGATAATTCAAAATTTAAATTATATCTTTCCATTATTTGGTTACTAGCTAAACCAAAAAATATTCGCTGTTCAAATCCATCTGCAAATCTTACAGTCCGAACAGCAGGCTCTGTTGATTTAGAAAATCCTGTATATGTTGGACTAATTGAAGGAAAAGTTGCCATTTAAGTTGCTAATAAACCGCCTGGTCTTTTTTGTTTTATTAATTCAGATTGTATAGCACCAGCTAAAGCTACGCCAAGTTCTTTTCCTCTATCTGAATCTGATGCAGTTTGTGAACCACCGCCAGCATCTACACTTACATTAATATTATTAACAACTCCTCCTCCTCCAATCATATTATTAGGAATTACAGTACCGCTTGATTTAGGCGTAAATATTTCAGGACCGCGCTCTCCTACTAAATAACTTCTACCTGCAGAAGCCGGACCTCCAGTAGCTAGTCCAGGTAAATTAGAAAATATTCCACCAAAACTTCTTTTTAATAAAGTATTTACTCCAAGTTTTAGTAAAGAAGTAGCTAAATCATTTATTATTGCTCTAGCCGCGTCTGCTAATGATCTAGTTCCTTGAATAGCATCTACTAAAGCATCAGAAATACCAGTAGCAATATCATTACCAATTTCTTTAAATATTCCTTTTATTCTTTTAGCTTCTTCTTGTATTCTTTTTTGCTGTAATTCTTGTTTTTTTAATTCTAAATTTTGATTTTCTAATAAAATTAATTCCTGACCTCTAACTACTCCATGTTCTTTGATTATTTCAGCTATTTCTAATTCGTGTTCTTTTTCAAGTTTTTGTAATTCAGAAACTTCTGCATTAATTTCTAAATTTTTAGCTAATCCTTTATTTTGTTCTCTTAATGCTTTAGCTGTAGATTGAGCCTGTCTATCCATTTGTTCAAATCCAGCTACTTTAAGTCTATCTTGCAGTTTTCCTAATTTTTCTTCTAATACGCTTATTTCATGTTTAAGCATTGTACTACTACCAGCACCATGCATAATTTCTTTAAAATAATCAGAAACAGAATTAGTATTTTTTAATTTTTCATTTAATTTAGCAATTTTTTCTTCTGTTTCTTCTATTAATTTATTTGTAGAAGCTACACTACCTTCTTCCATAACTCTATTAAATTCTCTTTGTGCATTTATTACTTTTAAAACTTCTGTAGCTAAAGCTCCAAATGCTATTACTGCAACTCCTATTCCTGTTTTAGCTAAAGCTAATTTAAATACATTTAATGCTACTGCTGCTTTTGTAATACCACCTGCAGCTAAAAACGAACTAGCAGCCATACCTTTTAATCCAGTAGCAGCTAAAGCAGAAGAAGCTGCTGTTACTTGTGCCTGGACAATAAATGTAGATAAAGTTCCAACTACAGCAGGTATAGCAATTGATAATGCTTTTACTCCTGCAGCCATACCTACAAAAGCTAAAGTTACCTGTCCTGCTTCTGACTCTAAAAAGCTAGTTAGTTCTGTAATTAATTTAGTTAATAATCGAGTTGCATCTAAAACAACAGGCGCTAATAATCGACCAATAGATATAGATAATGCTTCTACTTCATTTCCAAGAACTTTAAATACCATAGTTGGATCATTTTTAATAAGTTCTTTAAGCATTCCTCCGCTTTCTTTAGCTATAAGCTGAAAAGCTTCTATCATCACATCTTTAGTTATTAATCCTTGAGCAGCCATTTTTCTTAATTCGCCTGTCTGTACTCCCATAACTTTTGCTACAGCAGGTAATATTGTATTCATCTGCTCTGAAATACTATTAAATTCATCTCCTCTTAAAACACCCGAACCTAAAGCTTGAGTTAGCTGAATCATCGCATTTCTCTGTTCATCCATAGATGCACCAGACGTAATAGCTGCTGTATTAAATCCAATTAAAATATCTGATATTTCTTGAAAACCAACACCTAAAGGAGATAATCTTGCTGTTAGTTGAGTTACTGCCTGTAAAGATTCTGAAGTACTTAAACCAAATTTTTGCTGTGCTTCTCTAGCTAAATCTAAACTTGCTTCAAAAGTACCATTTTCTTTAGTTAGAAGTTTTAAACGCTGATTTAGTTTTTCAAAATTTGTAGCAGCAAATATTGTTTGTTTAGCTAAAAATCCTATTCCTATACCTGCTATAGCTGTTCTAAGTCCACCAAAAGCATTTTGTAATTGGTTTGTTTGTCTTTGTACTCCCTGTAGTGCTCTTGTGGCTCCAGAAGCATCTACTCTTAGTCTTACTATACTTTCTGCCACAATTTAAAAACTATTTATTCTATCTTACCTTTTTCTTGCTTTTTGGCGATCATATTCTTTTTTTTCGTTTTCTCTTTTAATTTCATAATAAGCAGCCCAGTATATTAATTCTTCTTCTGATATAGCACTTCTAAGTTCATTTATTGTTTTCCCTAATTGTGTTGCGAGAAAAAACTCAAAATTTAGCCAGTTATCTCGCTTAAGTCGTTTTTTGCCTGATCTACATTTAATTTAATATCAAACATAAAAAGCTCTAAATCATTTAAAACTTTTTCAGGGAGTTCTCTTTGCAGATTAGGTGCATCAGCTTTATGAAAAGCCTTAGTTCCATCTTCTAATTCTGCTTTTTCACAAAGTAACTGAGTAGTTATTTTTAAACCTGTAGGGTCATCAACGGCTGTTTGTTGTGCTCTAATCCTATCTTCTCTTGTTAATGGCTTAAAATATAAATCTAAAATTTTTTCTCCCTTTGAATTTTTAAATTCAAATTTTCTTCTATTACACATTTGATCGCTGTACGAATCCGTAAGCAAATCAATAGTTCTTTTTGTTGCCATAAAATTTAGGGTTAATTCTTAAAACTTACCTAAATTGCTGAAGTAATGGTACCGTTTGTTTCAAATGTAATATTTACAACTTGAATTTCTCCAAGTGTTGCACCATATTCTGCACCTGTAATAATTCCTGCAAAACTTATTTTTTTAGCAGAAGTATCTCTATCTGGAAATAATTCAAATAAAGCATCTCCAGCATCTCCTGTAGTTAAAATATCATCAATAAAAGTTGTATAACCTGCACCAGTTTCACCAGGATTATATAAAAGTTCTGCAGTTCCAGAACCATCAATTAAACCACCTACACGAGTTTTAAATGTATCTCCTTGTTTAGTAGTTTCCATTGTGTCTTTAGTAACAGATAAAGACCAAGCTCTAGTTTGTCCTACATCGGCTTCTGTGCCTCCCGCATTTTCAAACATAATTTTACCTACATCACCTTTGATAGCAGACATAACAAAAAAAAGAATTATTTATATAAGATTAACCTTTTTCAGGTTTTTTTGCATCTTTTTTTGAATTTTTTGAATTTTCCATATAACGTCTACATCTTGCGTCCCAATAATTAGGATTTCTATTTCCTTTTACTGCTTCAATTGCATCTAGCATTTCTTCTGTAAATTCAATAGCCATAATTAAAATTCTTCAAATGTTTCAAAAGTAAATCTTAGTTGTGTTTGAAATTTTCCTTCTGGACTTGACTGTAAAATTTCAGGTCCAACAGGTGAATCAAAAATTACATTAGAAACTGTGACTCTATTGTATAAGTCTCTTAATCTTTTGCCAATAGTAAAATTAGCTCCAGCTCCTATTCCTTCCTCTGTAAAAATATCTAAAGTAAGCAATCCATTTATAAAATTATTTGAACTTGAAGAATCGCCCATAGATATGTTTTCTCCAGTTCCAAAACTAATTTCACAAATAACAAAAGTATCTTCAGAAGTAGAATCGAAAGCCATATTACTAAAAACTACTGGTATAACAGGACTTGAAGCCAATTCAGTAGCTAATCTAGCTTCTATTGTTGATCTAACTGTATTTAAATCTGTAGCAGCCATTTAACTCTTTCTTAGTATTTTTGCATATTCTCTAGCAACATAACTATTTAATTCTTTTCCTATTAATTCTGGATAACCTTTTACTGTTCTCTGTCTAGTTCTATAAACTCCTTTCCAACTAGGCGGTAAATTAACTCCATAACAAACTGGTTCTGCATAAGGTAAATTATTTATTATTGTTCCATTAAAAGGTTTGATTTGAGTTTGCCAGGCATTTCTTAAGTCTCCTCCGCCTTTTGGTTCTCCTTCAAAAACAATTCTTACCGGCGTGGCTTTCTTTACTCTTCGAGTCCATTCTAAAGTAGTTGCTGCTACTAGATCTACCACAGCTTCTCTCATAACATCATCTATTTGATCTAGTCTGATTCTTCTAGTCATATCTACCTCAGTATAAGATCAAAACTAATTGCAGTATTATTTTGTTCATTTTGAATTACTTGGATTATTTTAAATTCTACATTACTAATCAAAACTCTATCTTTAGTTGTTGGTATATAAGTTAAATCTTTTGCTGCAATAGTTAATCGTTTATCTTGTGATTCAATTAAATTATTTACTTCTGATCT